GTGTGTGGCTCTGGGTCGCAGGGAAAGTCAGCAAAGGGAATGTAGCTGGCCGGCAGATTACGCACCACCTTATAGCCACCACCCATGCAGCAGACCTTGCGCAGCTCTGCAATGCCATCGCCATCAAAGTCCACACGGGAATAAGCCTCGATGTACAGCACTCTGCGCATCATCGGGTTGGCAGCGTCATTTGTGCCAAATGTGGTGGACAGTGGCTGGCGCGCTAAATACTCATCATTGCTGTCCAAGTCTGTCGTTGACATATTCTCTTCAATCTCATCCTGGTCATAACCCATGGCGAGCAAGTCAGCCATGGTGGCCATTTGCCGGTGGGCAATGATGGTCGAATCGTCAAACGATCTGGCGCGTCTGTCTAGCAATAATTCCTCTGGTGGCACGGCCATGATCCTGATCCGGCCATCCTTTGTGATGCGCTTGATCTGCACATCATGGACCATGGCTGGTGGAGCCATCACCGGCTGGCCAGTCATCGGGTCCACAGTGCTGATCTGCATCTCGTCAATGGCAGGGTCTGGGTAAGACGTAATGATCTTGACCTCACCACCAGGCTCTTGCATGAGCATTTCTAAGGTCTGGTCATCGAGGCCGGTGTACTCTTCGATTCTGACCTTCTCTTCGTCTTCCCACCAGAATTTGGCAATGCCGCATTTGCGCACCAGTGCATCTTTGAAAATGGCATAACTGGTCAAAAACCCGTTGTTGTCATTTTGGAAAACATAGTTTGCATAGTCGGTCGCCTGCTGGGCCATCTTCACATCTTCTGGTCCACGGGGTGCAAACTCGACCACATTCTCAGAATTAAAGAAAACGCGCATCAGGCTTGGCAGCATGGCCGAGACAGTGTCCCGCACTTCCATGGCCACCACCTTGCTGTTGCCTTCGACCTCATTGCCAAATAAATCACCGCGATAGTATTCAGTCCCCTTGGCGCGTGTGGGTGACAGATCACTGTCAACATAGCTCACCGCATCGGTCAGGTCTTGCGTGACAATGGCTTGCAGCTCTGCATCATCCATTGGCTCGGTGGCTGCAATGTCGGTGGATAGGTTTTCAATATCGTTCATTTCAATCCCCAAAAATATAGGTCTTTTGCACTAAGGCACTGGCCAAATTTGTATTGTTTGAAGAAAGGCTTGAAGTCATTGAAATCTTCCTCCCTCAAATTTTGGTAGTAATCGTTTGTAAATGGCGCGTCTATCGGTGATGCCCGACTCGTGCCATGCTCTGGTCTGCCTATTGTGGCACAGGAGAAAATCACCAGACCACCCTCCCGCACTAAGTCAATCATCTTTTGGAATGTCTTTTCCCAGTGCTTGTCATGCTCAAAACACTCACATGAGATCACCACATCAAACATCCCATCTGGGTATGGCAGCTCATGGCCTCGGCACACAATGTCCACCCCTGGGCCTTCCCCCAAGTCACAGCCAATGTATTTGTCTGGATTCTCAAAAAACTGCCTGACGCTGCCATTGATGTTCAAAGAGCCAACTTCCAAGACCTTGGTCTGGCTAAAGTATTCTGGGAATTGGTCTTTGACACTGGCCACAAAACTAAGTTGCTGCTGGTGACTCATGCAAAAATCCTTATATATGGCTCGGATCAATTTTAATTGTGAACAAACAGGATGTGCGGTAGTTTTACCACCAAAATATTTTGGTCATCTAGCAAGATATCTTCAAAATAGCTTGCATCTCCAGCATAGCCTTTGTCTCGAAATCCAACCCTTTTAGCTCTGTCTGTCTTCACAATTGCTGCACTTATATCAATTGAATTGCGCCTATAACTTGTTTCAAAGTAAGAATAAGGCGGCAAATCTCTACCGCCAGGGCGGTTGTGGGAATGCACCATGTCAAACAAAATGACATCAGGCTGCCCAGTGGCCACGTTCAAAATCTCTACCGCCCTGGGGATAAAGTAATTATCCGCATTGGTCAGCAGCAAATAATCGCCCGTGGCCTGCTCAATCCCAATCTGTCTCAAAGAATGCCCGTAGTCGTTAAATCTAGACTCTGTGCAAAAATATTTAATTTTCTCTGGCATCTGCTTGGCCAGTGGCCGCATTGCCTTTTCAAACTCGGTGCTTGGCCCATCGTGAATGACTGTAAGTCGCCAGTTGTCTGCGCTCTGATTTATCCAAGACTGGACAAACACCCGCATTTCATTGGTGCGCTCATAGGCCACCGCGAATACATCAATCAAACCATGCCTTCGCATATTCGGGTCGATTCTCTTTGAGCCATGGCATTGCATCCTCATGCAGCTGCTTGGCATTCATGCCAATGGTGTTTGAGCCAATGTGGTGGACATAGCTTGCACTCACATAATGGCCATAGCCTTTTTGGATTAAGTCCATACAATGCACATCGTCACTGTACCAATTCAGAGGGGGAAACTTTGCCTCTTCAAATGCGTCACTTGATATCCATGCAAAGATTGGGCTGACCTCTTGGACCAGTTTGATGTGGGCCTCAGACGGGAATTTGTAGAAGCTCAATCGCTCACCAGGCTGGCAAATGCGCACATTTTGGCCAGACCTTGCCGCATCACTTCGAGCCGCCACCCACCCAGCTTTGTAGCTGTTCATGGTCCTGACAATGGCCACATCTTCCATCAGCACTTTCACGCTGGTGGGGGTCAGCACTATGTCGTCATTGGCCACAATGCACGATGACCAGTCCTTGAGCGCTGCCGTGATCACCTCGTTGTAGTCATCGCCAAAGTTTCTTGGCTGGCCATAAATCTTGAAGTCAGCTTGAAAGTTCTCAATCACCGACTCAGGGCCGCGCAAGTAGACCGGACACTCTGGCGCATATTGCTTGATGGATTCCAGCAGCACGGCTAGGCCATGGCCCTTGACAGTGGCAATGACAATTGGACAAATCATTTCTTTGCCTTATTTCTTGCAGATATTGCAGCCGCCTTAACCTTGGCATCGGCCTTGGAGCTTGCACCCCATGCCTTCAATGACAGCAGCAGGCGAGTTGGCTCACCGCCCTTCATCTCAGGACCAGGCATATTGCCCATTCGCGCCAAGAATGATGCGCGCCTTGGGTTGTCGCCAGACTTGACTGGCGCTTTCAAGTTCATGCCCTCGGCCTTGGCGCTGGCCCGACCTTTGGCATTTAAGCCGCCAGACGGGCTTTTGCCCTCTTTGCGCTGCCAGGCTGGGGTCTTCATTTCTTTGGCTTCTTTGCGGTTTTGGCTGCGGCTTTGAAGTCGGCAGCTGATGGCGCTCCCTTCGCACCAGGCTTGCGCATCTTCTCTTTGCTACCCGCCTTGATGCGCTCTTGTTTTGCGTGAATGTTTGCGTAAAGTCCAGCTTTCATTCCTCTTCTCCCTCTTCATAGTCCTCGCCCTCTTCGCCCTCTTGCTCGCCAGTGTTGGGACCACCCACCACCCATGCATCGCACGTTCTGCTGGCTGCACACTTGAAATCAAATATTTCGCAGTAACCCAGATCGGCCAACTTGATCGTTCCCCATGGGTCTGCTTCCATGCCAATGCCTTGGGCAATGCAATTCTTGATGTTGTCAGACACATTGAATGCCGCGCAGTTACCGCATAGGCTCTGCTTTGCGTCATCCATGCTGACATCCCACTGGTCTGCCTTCTTGCGCCAAAAAGCCTCGTTTGGCAGTTTGGGATTCTCAGGACCATAGGCCGCGCTGGTGATTGCCTTGGCGCGGTTTTTTAGGTTGAGGGTAATGTCTAGCGTGGGCATTGGGCAGTTTTCGCCTGCGCTCATATCCTCGCCCTCTTCCCTGTCCATGACTTGGTCTATGGTGCGTTTTAAAGTAGCCATTATTTTTTCGCCTTGTTCTTTGCTGTGCGCTGACCGCGCATAGGCAGCTTTGCCTCAGACATTGCAATGGCAATGGCCTGTTTAGGATTCTTAACAACCTTGCCAGTCCCACCACTGTGGAGCTTGCCAGCTTTGTATTCGCCCATTACCTTGCCGACCTTCTTTTGCGCTTTAGTCATTGCTTTCATGGATTCCTCCTGGTTGAAAAAATAGTTGGGCGGAATTTTTTCGCCCAACTTTTATGGCATCAATTATGCTACCCGAACAAGGTTTCTGCGCAGGGGTTGAGACCACTTTCCTGATCCACTTGACCCATACATCCCCATGATTGCGTCAGACGCAAATGTCAGGACAAAGGCATCGGCCTTGTCTGGGCTTGGCAGGCCGCGCCTCTTGATCTCGTCTTTCCCCTCGATGGCGATCTTGCCATTGCTGGTGAATGAGTACCGCACTGTGGCCAGTTCAGCAATCAAGACCTCATCCTTTGGCATCTTGCAGTCCCGCGCCTCAAGCCACGCCCTTGCTTTGTACCAAAGCTCTGCTTTCAGATTTCTGTAAGTTCCACCCATGGCGGGTGATTCACTGACATTGATCCCTCTGGCCGGTAGGCCAAGCTCTCTGAGCCGGTCCACCACCCCAGCACCAAGGCCAATGCTATCCACCAGTATTTCCTTTGGCTGCTGGCTGGGTGGCAGCGCCTGGTACTCGGCCACCACCGCACCAGTCAATTGCATCAGGTCCAAGTTTTTCCATGTCCTGATCGCCTCAGTCACCGCATTCCCTTGGCGCTTGCACAGAGCCGATCTGTCCGAGCCAAACCGCGCCACATCCAAACCCCAGATCATGGGCGCATAGTCACTGGGCGCTACATCCCGATTCACGGCCGTCTCCAGTAGGTCCATGGCAATGACAGTGTCATCGTCACCCTTGGGGAATTCACCGATCACCCTGATCCGGTAGACGTTGCTCTCTTCCCCATACCGCATGGCCATCTCTTTGACGTACTCATCCGACACCCGTGGCGAGTCAGTGCAGGCCACTTGGAATGTGGTCCACTCATCTGCCAGGCGCGTGTGGGTGTCGTAGAAAAACCCACTAGACCTCACCGGATTCCCCAGTAACAGCGTCACCGCGTTGTGGCCAGACATCGAGCCAGCCGCGGCCTCGAATACTTGCTCTGGCACACCAGAAGCCTCATCGGCCACCAGCATCACATTCTCTGAGTGAATTCCCTGCAAAGCCTCCGGCTGCTCGGCCCGACTTGTCCTGGCACTTATAAACATCTCAGTCGGTGCAGCATTGAATTCAATCCTCTCTTGCTTGACAGTCAATAACCCCTGCAAGGGCAAAGGCATCGCATTGATCCACCTTTTCAGCTCGGCAAACATCGCGTCATACAGCTGAGAGCTTGTCGGTGCAGTCACCACCACCTTGACAGGCGACCTGGTCATAAAGTACCACAGCATGGCCCAGCTGCTTGCCGTACTCTTTCCCACCCCGTGGCCAGACCGGACAGATATCTTCCTGTCCCCACGGGCAATCGCCCCAAGAAACTTCACCTGCCATGGGTCTGGGTCAACCCCCAAAACCTCACGCACAAACAGCACCGGATCAGGCTGATACCTCTCCACCCACTGACTGAAAACATTTTCTTTCATGGGTGGATCGTCTCATAGATGGCCCATGCCTTGGGACTCATCGCCCACTTATGCGCATCTAGCTCATCAGTCCTGACCAGTATCAGCAAGTGATACGTCATCGCCAGGTCAAACCTCTCCTCTTCAATCGCCTCCATCATCCGAATCTTTAGGTCCAGCAGTAGTACCGCCAAGTGCAGCGCTGTCAATAAATCAGTCATTTACCCATCCTCGCTTGTTTTAAGTTCTGGCCCGTGATCCTGTCGGTCCAGCACGATGCACACAACCACCTGGTCGCACTCATCTCCACCCCACCCTCCGGTGGCTTTTTCAAAGCGCATTTATTACAAAGCTGTAATTTGTGGCCATGCACGTTCCCATTCAATCTCACATGGTTATTCACAAAGTTACTCTTCATCTTCTTGCCGGACAGTTTCTGCCCTCATTGCAATTGCCATTACATGGTGGGCATTGTTTCTTATTCATATAATCCCTGTAAAAAATAAACAATATAAATATTACATTGAATATCAATATTGAATAAATAATAATCATTGGGCAATTTTCTGGACTTCATTATCTTTGTGGGTTAACCACTTATTACCCAGCATTCTTAATGCCTTGATATATTGCAGTTGGTTATGTCTATTAGTGCTACGCGGCACATAATCAACATTGAATAACTGGCGTACCTTAATAAGCATTTGTGTATTCATATTATCCCCACGATCTGGTTAATGTCCACCCAAGTGTGCCAGACAGTTGTCCCATCCAAGCTCATCAGCTTGCAGAACACTTTCTTGTCTTGAGCCTCATCAGTGTCTAAGACGATCCACTCCTGACCCTTGATTGTGACTGTCGCTTGCTTCGTTTTCATGGCGTTATGTGTGTAGTTGATGAAGTTGACATTGTGAAGTGTTTTTGCGCTTTATGTCAACTAGGTCAAAAGATTTTTAAAAAATTTTTTTTGTAGGTGTTTAGTGCCGCCACAGTCGCCCCCGCCAAGCCGGCCAAGGGGGGGGTCGCGGCCACCGACCGCCAGCCGACCACCGCTGGGTTATCCACGGATTTTGGCCAACCTTATCCACAGATTCCTGTGCATAAGTAGGTCTGTAATACTTTAATGCACTTAATTCTGTGGATAACGACTTATCCACTTAACATAATGGTCGTTGTATAAAGTGACTGAATGCTTCGGTATTCATTTACTCAGAATCGTCTACTGATACGATGCTTCGCTTACGCAGGGCATCAAGGGCCATGCTTCCGAGGTCGATATTGACCAGTGGCTGCTGCTTGTCACCATACTCGTCTGGAGCCTGCTTAGAGGCCAGCCAGCGCCTTGTGTCCACTCTCAGCTTGGCCACTTGCGCCTCTTGAGGGCTTGCGTTGTCTGCAATTTCTAGCGTCTGCTCTGCTAAACTTCTCCCACCTCGCGTGCGTGCGCGTGCGAGGAGTTCCCCCCGCTTGGCATCTTTTTCTATCCATTTGTAGAAACCACCGATGCTTATGTCCAAAGACTTAATCACTGAATCGATGGTCTTGCCTTGTGAGATATGGTCAAAGAGCATGGCCTCACCACCAAAGGCATGGATTTTCTTATTGATCCCAGACATCTCTTTGCGCTCGATGTTGGCAAGTTCTTTCTGATTCATCTGCCTGGCAACAATGTTGTCTGCCAGCTCACTTAGCGTTTGTGCTTTTGCCATTCAGATATTCCTCAATTGTTTTGATTGCTTCGGCAGCTGATCTGGCGATCACTGCTCGATACCCTTTTGCATTTAACTGCAAACCTAATGCGCTTTGCTTGTCTGAGACCACACCGGCCTTGGTCTTCATCTCCACAAATAGCGCATGAAACCCGTTTTTAGGCTCTAGGACACACAGATCAGGCATCCCTGCTAAAACCCCTTCACTGTGCAATCTAACGCGCTCTGAGGCCGTTCTATCGCCACCATTGGGTATTGCTGCAATGATGATGTCCGGATAGAACGCTCGAAAGTGCTGCACCACTTTGACCTGGTCAATATGTTCAATGCTTTTTCTTTTGCGTTTTAAGTCAACCACCATTCCTCGGATTCTACTGCCGAGGCTTTGGTCTGGAACATGTGGCAGCGGTGCTTAATGTCGGTCGGGAATGCAGCCAGTCCTGTTTGGCTGCATTGGTGTTCGGACCATGTGACTGTTGCCCATCCACCTTTGACCTTTGCCTGGTCAAACATCCACTGAAGTGGTTTTGAGTTGACCTTCCTGTGCCTTTCCATCTGTTCGGCTGGCATCGACTGGCGTTGCTCCACTTCTACCGCCTTACTGCACTGGTGGCAGAAAACGCGCTCATCTTCGACCAATTTGTCGGAATGTGCATAACCTGTGGATAACTGTTCAAACTGTTGGACCATTGCTTTTCTCCAAAAAGGGTCAAAAGTAAAGCGGTATGACCAAAGGAAATCTACCGGTTTACCTGTTTACTTTTCACTATCCCAAAACTGACCAGATTGGCCTGTGGATAAGTGGGTCTAAAGACCCCCACTTATACCAACAGACCTGCCTTTATCTAAACCGGTATACCGGTTTACTACCGGTTTACTACCGGTTTACCGGTTTACTTTATTTGAACCCATCCGCTGCTTGCTTGGTCCATTGCAAAGCGCTGAAAGATGGCCGCGCTGACGGCCTTTCTTGCATAGCTTTGGTCAGAGGCTGGCACGGCCTGATAGATGTCGGCCCACTCCAGCTGGTGCATACCATTCAATTCTTTTGGCACTGATGGCCTGCCAGACCCTCTGCGCATGATGACCGCGCCTTTGGCATTGATGATGGACTGGACAAAGTTGCAGGCAGCGTCTGCTGCATCTTGGACTTGTTGCTGGCGCTTGTCATTCATCCGGTCATTAGCTGCCTGCCTTCTGTCTTCCTCTGACGATACTTGTGGGACCACCAGCAGCACCATCTGCTCTTGGATGTCGCCATCTTCATCCAGCACAGTGTCGGCAAAGACATCTGATTGGAATTTGATTTCTCTGAAGTTGGGCTGGTATCGGGTCTTGACCAGGCGCATATATCGAGTCTTGGTCTCGTCTTCAAACAGAATGCCGGTGAGGGTTGCATCGCCTGTGAATGCAGAAGCTCCACGGGCCGTGGCATCTGAGTCTGACTTGCTGATGGTCTTGTTGGTGTGGGTGATGATGCAGACTGGCGTGTCCAGTTGGATGTAGATGGTCTGCTTTAGGGCTGCAATATAACTACCCACTTCTGAGTTGTCATTCTCATTATCAATATCCATTGTCGCGTTTGCAGTATCTAATACCAATAATGGCCGGACATTATCTATTGTGTGGTGAATCACATTATGTGCAAGCATGAGTAAATCTTTCACATTAGACCTCTTGGCATCGATGATGACGAACCATTGGGATAATGCATTGGCACTAATCCCGTAATGCCGTGCATAGCCTGTCAGCGTTCTTTCGACTTGGTCCGAGTCTTCAGTCACTATGATTGTTTTGCGTTTCTTGGTGGCAGTGAGTTCGCAGTCCTTGGCCTTTAGTCCGGCCATGACTAAGCAAAGGCTGATGATGGCCGTGGTCTTGCCTATGCCAGGCTGACCGGCCAGCACCATAAAGCTGTGCGCCCAGAATCCCTTGACCATGTAGCGAATGGGCCTGATCTGGCCAATGGATAACTGGCGCTCTGGCCAGCCTTTGGCCTCTGGTGCATCGGTGGCCACTGGCGCATTGATCACCGCGGCAAAGTCTTCCACCGCGCTTTTTCTTTCGGCCTGCTTGGTTGGAGCTTCCCAGCCACAGTCCTTGGCGTGTTTGAACAGTGTGCCAATGCCAACACCTTTGCCGCTGTGAAAGCTCTTCCAGTGGGTCTCTATGTCCTTGGTCCCTGCAAACTTGTTGCCAGCCATAGACCATGTCATCCATGGGCCTAATCCAGCCTCACCAAATTCTGTGTGCAGCGCTTGGCCAAGTTCAATCCACTGGTCGTAGTCACAGTCTGGGCTGATATGGTGCAAAGCCTTGATGGCACGATCAAGATCGCTGTCATCCAGTCTTGAGCCTAATTGGGTGAAGTCAAATGATTGTGATGGTGGTGCAGGCTTTGGCTCTTGCAGCTGATGCTGCTCAATGATTCCCCAGTCCATTAACAATTCATGCAAATTGACGGCCTCTTGGAATTCACCGACCACAGATTTGCCGCTGAGTAGGACTGACTTTCCGGCACTGTTTGGCAGGCCAAATACTTCAAGCTCTTGGCCACCGCCTAGCTTGTATTTAGGCAGCACCTGGTCAGATTCTTTGGGTGGCTGGACCCATAAAAAGACATGACGGCCACGGCCTGAGACAGAGACCTCGGTCAGCATCTTGTTCTGTTTCACGTACTTTGCCATGCGCTGGATGGCCACGTTGGTTGGGCCAGAGGCGTGTTTCATGTCCACATCAAGGCAAACCAAATAGTTCCCTGATGCGGAAATGATCGGGCGCTGCTGGACTAAGCCAAGATATTGGCCATGTGGTGCGTCTTCCATGGTCCAGACATCTTCAGCGTTGTACAGATCGCTTTGGTCTGTATCCCGTGCCACGCCTTGGCCAGATCGCTTGTAGGGAATCTTTTTGTTGCCTTGCAGGGCAAAGGTACAAAAGACTGCATCGGGGGCCACAGCGCCTATTTTGCAGGCAATGCTTTGGGACTGCTGAAATGTGTCGTTTTGGGGTGTTTCAGTTATGATTGGCACTGAAATTCCTTTAGTTGGGGGTTTCATTGTGAGTTGCCTTGAGTTGACTTTGGCCTGGTAGTGTTAACGCGCTACCAGGCTTTTCTTTTGGCAGGGATGTGAATTCTATTCCTTCGCCTTTTCTTTGACTAGGCTTGATGCAGCCTGCTTCTCACCGACTAGGTCTTCGCTCACTTCGACACCAAGTTTTAAGACGGCACTGGGCGACTTCAGCTCCCAGACCTTCAAGTTGTCTTTGAATGCTTCCATGACCAGAGCCTCGTCTTTCCAAAATTTTGTCTTACGGCCTGCGCGCATGGTCCAGCCAGTGATTGCTTGGCCATTGGTCAATTGGTCTTTGGCAGCAGATTGCACTGCATCGGCCCATGCGGCCACCAGAGCCGCGTTGTCTAGCATCTCTGGGGTAACAGTGGTGTCAGGCTTGAAATCGCTTCTAGCGACCTCTTGGACCTTCTGGCGCATAGATGGGCAAATGGTCTTGGCCTTGCAGTATCGGCAGGCATCGGGTGATGGGTTTGTGGGTGCATCGCCTGTGAGCGCCAGCTCGGCAGCGGCCTTGAGTCTTTCGCCATGCTCGACCAGCTCTTGGCCAGTGACTGTCCACTTGCTGTGGCCAACACGGGGCTGGAATATGTGCATGGTGCAAGTGATGCTGCTTGGCGCTTTGAGCTGACGCATGGCGCCAAGGGCATAGGTCAGCAGCTGCTTGTTCTCATTTGCGTCAACGGCCACACGGCCAGTCTTCAGATCGATGACATGGAGATGGTCCCCATCGACCAGGATGGCATCAGCCGTGCCGCCAAGCGCTGGGTGCAGGGACTGAAGACCCTCATCCAAGTTGACTTCGATCAGCTTTTTGCGCGGATTCTCGACCAGAGTGTTGACAAAATTGGCATAGCCTTGGGCCATTGAAAGATGGTCCGGATCAGTTCCGGTTGGTATCTCACCACCGCGCAGAATGATCTCAGACAGCTCATGGATCGCTGTGCCAATGGCAGCCGCCTCGCCTGCTGGCTCATAAGGCATGAGGGATTCAAGCCGGTATGAGCCTGGGCATTGCATGAATCTGTCTGTACGGGATGCTGAGAGTCGGGCGTGTTTTCGGGTTTCGTGTTGCATGGTTTTTTCTCCTGGTTAAATGATTTGTGAAATGATTTTCTGCTTTTTTATGACGCGATCTAAGACAGTGTGGTCCAGTGATGCGCGCACTGTCAGCAAGTAGATCAATGGCTTGATGCCATTTTTGTTGATGTTTTCGACTCGGCTGCTGGCCTGCTCTAAGGCACTGGTCTGCCAAGTTGGCTCGACAAAGACAATCGTGTCAGCAGTGGACAGATCGATGCCTTCGCCACATGAACTGATGTTGCCAATAAAGCACTTGGTCCGGCCAGACTGGAATGCGTCAATGTTCTTTTGGCGCTGGGCCTTAGGCGTGTCACCCACCACCATGACTGGCTTGTGTTCTTTTAACCCCTCAGTCAGCATGGCCACCACTTCCTTGTGGTGCGCGAAAACTACCACCGGCTCATCGGCCTGAAGCAAGTCATCGATGAATTCAATGGCCAGTGGGGCTTTGCGAATGCCAGCCTCGCGCATGATCTCTGATAGACCCTCAAAGGCCAGCAAGGCATTGGGGTTTGCAATCAATGCGTCAGCATCAAATAACTGCTCACGCTTGTCCACTGCCAAGTCAAAGGTGATCAGGCTCACTTGTGGCTCCTTATAGTCCATGAAGATGTCTTCTTTTTTGCGTCTGAGCATGTGGGGCTTGACCAGGGCTTTAAGCTCTGGGATGTTTGATGCGCCAGACACATCAAGGCCGCCCCATGGTGGACTCCATGCCTTTGCGTATCTGTAAACAAAGTCAAACCAACCTCCCCGATAGATGCCAAGGCCGTGCAGGATGGGCCACAGCTCTGCTGGGCGGTTTGGCACTATGGTCCCGCTAAGTGCAAACACATAGTCAATCTTCTTCATGGCCAGCATTGCAGCCTTGGTGCGTTTTGCTTTTGGGTTGGCCAGACGATGCGCCTCATCGAGAACTAGAGTCTTATATCTGTCCACTTGCGTAACACCATATTGCAAGACATCGTAGTTGATGATGGTGATATCTGCTGAATTTGGCAATGCAGCCTCACGTTTTCCATTGATGACATGGACTGAGACATTGGAGGCCAGCTTACTGAAAGCCGCCTCCCAGACTGTCTTGGCAATGGCTGGACAGACGATCAGTGCGGGTAGGTTTTCAAGTGCAGCAGCTGCTGTGGGTAGCGTCTTGCCCACCCTTGGCTGGTCGGCCAGTATGGCCCTGCGCCTAGACAGCAAGAAGAGCTTGGCTTCCTGCTGGTGGGGGAATAACTGCATGATCGTTTCCTCGTTTTAAGTTGTTTGCATCATATCCGATTTGTGCTAAAGTGCAATTTC